AAGAACCTCATGTAAGCGAGACGCTTATATTTCTCAAGAGACTCCTTCGGGGGTCTCTTTTTTTGTCTAAATAGCCAAATGGAGACCTGCGTGAACTGATGGCAACAAGTAATCCTTTTGAGAAACAGATACAGAATAGAAATTTCCTTTCACCAATTGGATTTAAATTCACATTGGTCAAATGTCCTAAGGTAAGTTTCTTTGCTAATACTGCACAGATACCAGGACTTAATATACAGCCTGCTGAACAACCAACTTATCTTAAGGACATTC